GGCTCGACCAAATAATCGTCATACCCATCGCAAACAGTGCATATTAGCCCTGTTGACCGGTCCCAAATTTCCCACACCCTTGCTGTGCTTTTTTCAGGCGCGGCCGACTGTTTATTTTCAGTGTATTGGTTGTAATTTTCTTTGACCTCAACGCGGTATATTTTTTTGATCTGCTCGGGCGTCAGGCAATATTGCTCTGTCACACGGTCACAGCCCACAAACCCTGGCAGATACTCAAGGTTCATGTCTGGAATGATGTTCTGGCTGTTTGGATAATCAAGGGCCAGACCCTCGCGCATGATCACCTGCTCAGTTTCCTCAATGGATTTGATCAGCTGCTGCAGCCGCTCCATTTCTGGATCTTCTTCTGTGAATTCGTTTTGCTCAAGATCATCGGCCAAGCGCTCAATCTCGGCTATGCTGCTCATGTGATCAGCAATTGCGTTCTCACCATCTGGCGACAGCTGCGTTGCGCGCTGGAATGTCTGCTTGATGTAAGCCACGCCGCAGGTCAGCGTTGATCGAACCTGCTTTTTCATCATCTTCTTGGTCGGGTAAGTCTGCTCGGCAATCTGGTATTCGTAGAGGATTGATAGAGTTTCACCGTACTTCTTGAGGGTGTCGGACTTTTCTCGTGATTGCAAAGCGTCAGCAATAATTGCCTGCGCGCCTGCCATTGCCTCGGGCGTTGGGGGCTGCGCGCCTTCTTGGGGTGCCGCAAAAACAGACATGGCCTGCTCAAGGTGTTGCCGCGTTCCATCCCAATCCGTGGTCAGCAATTTCTTGGCCTTGTGCCACTTGAACCGCGGGTTTTTGGCGTAGATCGCAGCCGTGCGCTGCTGAATGTGGCGCAAAACAATGTTCACGACATAGAGCCGGTCGGCTTCGCTCATTTCGCTCTTGCCTGTATTCGGCCACTGGTAGCCGCGAGCAAAAGCGCGCCACGCTCGCATGCGGTCAAAGGCGTATTCCCAATGATTGTAATCAGCTTTGACGGCATCGGTGAGGCGTTTGACCTCGGCCGCACGGGAAACAGCAACCTCTGCTTTGTCCTCGCGCCGATATTCCTGATCTTCATTCATCGAGAAATCTCCTTTTGAAGTGCCTTAGCACCGCTCTGCGGTTACATCACCACCCAGCGCGCGCCTTCTTGGCGTCTTGAATGTTGTCTTGGCGCCGGAACTGCTCTTTGAGCTCGGCAAACGTTCCTTTTTCCGGCTTGGTTTTGACAAGGTTTGCGCCAGGACCGTTGTGCTGGTTCATTCGCATGCCAATGGTGGATATTGTGTCCACAAAATCATCAAAGCGTCCATTGGGGAATTTTAGCATTTCCGTCTTGGCGCGCTGCCACCATGGCGCCCACCGAGGGAAACGGATCCGGCCCTGTGCGCAGCGGGCGCGCGCGGAGTGAGCGAATTGCGTTTTGTCGACCACGTTTGGGTGCAAGACAAAGGGAACGTAAACGCCTTCCTCCTGCATCCGCTTTTCAATGAATGGTCCGATCGAGCGCGCAATTTGGCCCTTTTCCGAATACCAGAACATCGGCTTGTGGCGAATTATCATTTCAATGATCCGCTCGACGGCGGCATGCGACTCGATGCGGTCCCAAACCACATCAGGCATAATCCAAGCATCGCCTTTTTCGCAGACCCCATACGGGAGAATGCAGGTTCGATCGTTGATGGCCTTTGTGGACACGGCGTGATCCGAGGCGCAGTACATGGTCAGCCTGTTTGGAAGCTCTGCGGAATCGTACTCAAACAGGTTTTCCTTTTGGTAAAACACGCCGCTATCGGGGACAGGGTTGGACAGGTACAGGGCGGCAAAGGCCTTTGGGTTTCCCTCTTGCATTTCCTCAAGGTATTCACGGCCGAACCGTTGCGGCCAAAGAACCTCGCCGGGCTTGCGCCCCATTGGATCATCGTCGCCAGCGATTGCTGCAATGTTGAAAACCTGAAAACCCTTGTTGAGCAACTTGGAATAAACAGGGTTGGAGGGGTCAGTTAATCGCCCCACAAGATCATCTTCATGCCAGCGAGTCTGCGTCAGGTTCACGGCCGCTTGATCAGTGTGGCGCCGCGTCAGCAAGGTCTGCGTGAACCACTGCCAGCAATCCTCCCGAAAGTCTGCGCTGCCCGCCTCCTTGTCGTCCTTTGTGGGATCGTCGACCAGGATCAGGTCGCCACCTCGGCCAGTTACAGGGGATCTGCGCCCAAGAAAGTACAGGTTGCCGCCTGCCGTGTTGGTGATGTGGTCAGACGCCACCTTGTCTAGCTGGTAGTCTGGAAAGATCTGGCGGAAACGTTGGGATTTGATGATATCGCGGATCTCAACGCCAAAGTCCTTGGCAAATTCTGATCCATATGTTGCCACGATGATATCGCGCTCGGGATGGCGGCCCGAATACCAAGCCGCAAAGCGCCTGGTGCATATCTCTGACTTGCCATGCCGGGGCGCCGTGTTGATGATCGTCTTTTTGCTTTGGCCGCGTTCCATTTTTTCCATCAGCTCGGCCATGAAGTGATGATGGTGCGCTGCGTCATATTTTGTCTTTGACGGATCGTCCATGTGCCTTTCCATGGGCATGGTCACTTGCGCAAAGCTGATCAAGCTCGCCTCGGCGTCAACCAAGGCAAGCTCGTATTGGAGAAGCGCTAAATATCGCTGTATCTGCGCTTTATTCACAGTTGCACCTCAATTCGCGTCAGCCCAATTGCAGCCAGGTACTCATCAATCTGCCCACTGCGCACGTCACGGCCCGACTGACCCGCTGGGATTGGCCGGAACAGAAACCGCATTGCATCAAGCAGGTCGTTGATCTGTGCCTCGGTCATACTCTCTGGCACGTCAAACACCCGGTCCACGATCATGTTGCGCCAGCCCACCGATACGCCGTCATTGTAGCCATAGGCCCACGTCTCAGGAGGATCGCCGTCACCAGACGCCAGCATTGTGAAGTTATCCCCGTCGAACCCAAAAGCTAGTCCGAGGGCGTTCATGCTGCCCTTGATCGCCGCTGGCCCGCCCATGACGCAGGTGTATGCGATTGGGTTTTCCATCATGTTTCATCCGCGTATTCGAGGCCGCTAATTAGCGATGCGAGGTAGTTTCCTGCTTGGTTCCGGTCAGCAAGGGAGGGGGCTTGCATGAGGACTGAGGCTTTGATTAAGCCCTCGACTTCATAAGTGGAAGAATTTCCCCAGCCTGTCAGATTAAGACCGCGCCAATTAGAAGATGTTAGGTCAAGACCCTTAATGCCAAGTATAAGCCATTCTCCGGTTGCAAGTCCTTCTTTGGCCGCTTCGCGGTCTGCCCACGCAGGGTCTGCACCATTTACCGTATAAGTAGGGCTGCCCGCGCCTGAACTAAGAGCGGTCGTATTATTATTGTTCCGAGCGACAAGGCCGTACTCGCTGTTTGCAGAACCTAATACGATGAAGTCAGCTTCGTCGGTTGAAATTTTCACCAGCAGCATCGCCGTCACATCATCGCCAAGCGCGGCGTTGGGGTATTCGAGGTGTTCCGTAGCGCCCGGCAGGTCGAGGGTGAAATTGGTCCAGTCGTAGGACGGCTGGTCGTTGGCCGTGGTTTGGATGCCGTGGATGCCGGGGACTTCTTTGATAGAAACATTGTCAATAACTGCGGTAACTCCACTACCGCCCACATTAAAAGCAAACCCATCTCTGCTTTGGACAGCCTTGATGATGTCTGTAAAAGTGCCAGCCGTTGTTGTTGCAAAGCCGCTAGAGTTATTATCTGACGAAAGGCGAGGGACTATTACATTACCGTTAGTTGAAAGAACCGTATATTTAACAATGTAAAACTTACCTGAAATTACGGTAACGGTTGATTGCCCCGCGATCTCACCAGCGTTAGTCTTCGTTGTTGACAGCGTTCCTCCGCTGATTGTTGTTGCCGCGTCTTTGGTCCAACCTGTGTCGGTATCAAACCCACCATTCGTGATCAACTCCGCCCCCAGCCCCGTGAAGGTGCGGGCGATCTCGCGGACGGAGATGTTGTCGATTACACACTCGGCGTTGCTGACACCTGTCGGGCCGAAAAATAAATCCTCACCGGTTGCGTAAAAATATCCTGAGTAAATACCCGCCGCCGCCCCGCTTGGTACATTTAACTGCATGCTTTCGTCCCCAACGTAAATGGAAACGCTGTGCGTCGCGGAGATAACTTCAACTTGTACAAAGTAGAACTTTCCAGAGGTTAAAGCCGTAACGCTTGGAAAGCTGCCTACCCCGCCACCATTACGGTCTATCACGGCTTGACCAGAACCATTTACTGAGAATGACACAGGTGAGTTAAATGTGTAGCCAGTTGTACCGTTGCTGAAATCACCGTTTGGAGCCAGCTCAGCGCCTTTAACTTCCACAACGTCCGCTCCCTGCGACGTATCAATAGCCAACGCCACTTTGGAAGTGCTTATGTTTGACAGATACGTCAGGGGTGCCAGCGACGACCACAGCAACTCAGGGCGGTGATACAGGCCGTCGAATAGGCGGGTGAGTGGCAGGGACGCCCCCCAAGGCACGCTTGTTTGAAACCGCGCGTCAACGCCGCCCCCAGGAAACCTTCGATCAACGCCCGCGCCGGGAAACCGCCAATCAACGCCGCTTTTCAAAAAGCGCCCGTCTGCTCCGTTTATAAAGCGATTGTCAATCATTGTGGTTCCTCACTTCTACGTTGAATTTCAGCACGTCTTATTTGCGGCAGACCTCATTGGTCCCAAGGATGATATCGACCGCGGGACCGCCTACCGCAGTGGGGGTATCCGGGTTTGCCTGTAGTCCCGCGCGCAGGGCGTCGGTGCGGGGCGTCAAGACAAGGCATGGCACCGCTTTAATTGGCGTTTGATTCAGCCCGAAGCAACCGCTCAAGCCAAGGAAGGCTGTCAGGATTAGAAATAGCCGCATTGAAATCCTCCGATGTTGTGATTGTGGCGTTGCAGGCGCCGAGTTTGGCGCGCAGTGAAGCGTTGCGATCAATTTGACCCCACAACGCAAAAGACAGGGCAATAATTATTGCCCCGCCGATCATGTAAAGCCGGATCACCGTGCGATCCTTTGGATCCGCTTCCTGAAAATGTAGGCCAGCGCGGCCAGTGCCACCAAGAGGCCGCCGACTGTCAGCGCTTGAACAGATGGATCGAGCTGCCCTATGGCGCTCAAGACGCCCCCAGACGCAGCCACCGCCCCGCCTGCGCCTATAACAACACTCCGGGCCTCGCCGTCGCTTGAAACGCTATCTGCCTCTCGTGGCGCCTCTGTGGAGAAGCCTGGCGTTGCTTCGCGCTTGGGGAATGGCTTACCCCATCCTGCTCGACCAGATCGCGCGTCGACGTGCACAAAGTTTTGCCGAGGGTAGGTGCCGATGCCGTTAAAGCCTACTTGCAGCGCGGCTGCGATATAGTCGTCAGGGTCGTGGTTCTCCATCCGCACATCAAAGGCGATGCCCTGTAAGTGCATGCTGTTTTTTGCGCCGCCGACTGCCCGGTTGTGCTTTGGACTGCGATAGCCGCTGTTCACGATCATAGGCTTGCCGATCGCTTCGCGCAGGGCCTGCAGCTTGTCCATAGCCGCCTCGTTGATCATCAGGTTGCCGGTGCCGCGGCAGGCAATTTCCTGCGGCGAGAACGAAGGCCAGCGCCACTGCTCCATTGGGTAATCGCGCCAGCTGTTGTAGATTGTGGTCATGTCACTCCCCTTGTTTAATTGTAATCCCGCGCGTCAGAATTTCCGTCAAACGGTCCATATCATCCCGCAAACCGCGCGTGTTTTCCTCGATCCGCCCGAGCTGCACCGCCTGTAGATTTGTGCTGACGCTCACCGCGTCAATCTGAGATGCGACTCTCGAAATGTTGGTTTCGTTCTGTTCGATCCGGTTGAACGCAACGCCGAGCGCCATTGAGCCCGAGGCAATAGACGCCACCATTGCAATAATAACGCTGACGTTGATCCGCTTGTCTAGGTGCCACCTCTGGTCAGGTTCGTTCATGTCGGGGTTCCTCTTAGCCGCACGAACCAGACAATCACAGCGCACAGCGCGGCTATGACTGCCCAGAATTTTCGTATTAAATCCATTACGACTGCCTCCACGCCATTACGCCAGATGCTTTGCGATACGTCTCGCCCACCCCGACCCCAGCCGATGCCGCCGCTGCGTCGTCAGCATAAACCCCCGGTGCGGTTAGCCGCGTAAATCCCGTGCTGGCGTCAAAGAATAACCTGACGGTCGTTCCGTCGCTTTCAAACAAGGAAACATCGCCGTTGTTGCTGACACTGAAAGCGTCTACCAACCCAGATCCGTCATTACGCTGGATAAACAGCTTGGCCTTGCCTGTAGACCCAGCCGCCACCCACTGCACCCTGCCGACCTCTTGGACCCCGCTGGCGTCGTTGGTTTCAGCGATTAGTGCGCTAATCAAGTTTCCGTTGGATAGTGAGTTTTCGAGGTTTCGCAAACGGACCCCGGCATCGCCACCCGCGCCGTTGACAATTACGCCCTGCGTGTCCGTTTCTAAAACTTCGTTGTATCCGTTATAGAAACTAGTGCGGCCCGTGCCGTCCATTACTTCACCACTGGTCAAATCAACCAAGTAGATTGGCCTCGATGAGAGGCTGGCTACAATGCCAGACGACCCAGTAATGCTGTACTCGATCCGGCCTTTACCCTCACACACAATATCGGCATCGGCGCTGGAAAACAGAGTAGATCCAGACGGCAAAAGCAACCGAAGCAACCCGCGCACGATAATTTTTGTTCCCGTCTCAGATTTAAGGGCTGTAGGAGCGGAGCCTGTATAACCCGTGGCGTCGATGGTAACATCGCCGTCAATTATAACAGCCGGGACAGTAAAGGCTGCGTGGGCCGCAACATTGCTATCTACAACGTGTACAAGTGTATCGCCAACATCATCAGCTACAGCACCCTGAACGACAAACGAATGTGTGCCGGATAGCGTAAGGTTGCCGCCGCTGTTGTAAACTACACAATCCCCGGTGCTCCGGTATCGCCCGAAATCAGCCAGAACAGTTGCGTGTCGTACATCAATGCAGCGCTGCGCAACGTCCACTTGCGCGCCAATCAACATCCCCGATGTAAAATCAACTAACCGTTTACCGTTGTTAAAGTAATCTTCGTCAGCGTCCCCGTTGTCGTACTCCGTAAAAAAACGAACACCGTGCTTACAATTGCGCACGATTGGGTGAACTACTTGAATGTTTCGGCCACGGTGCGAAAACCCATCCGACGCTACGTTTTCTGCGATATTGCCACTAAAAATAACACCATCGCTTGACGCATGTGTGTCCCAAGGAGGAGAAGCCCCACCAGTAGCATGGCCTCCTGTAATCTGCGCCCCAGCAGTCCTGCCGAATGTCATGGCCTTATACGCGTCAAGTGTTTCAACCGCAAAGCTCGACGACGCCTTGGAGGACGTGTATGCGTGACGCAGGCTGCTTGCCGATAGCCCGACAACGCGCGTATTCCAACCGCCGTCCGCTATGCCGTAGCCGAGTTGAGACGGGGCATTGTCGGTCAAGTTTGACGCCGCTACCTTTTCAATCGTCATAGCATACGTACCCCAGACCCGCACAGCAGCGCCGTAACCAAGATTTACCCCGCCGTGAGATACTCTACCGTTGACGTACGCCCACAATCTGATTGCTGTAGCGCTCCAATCCCCATCGCCAGCCGCGTCATTGTAGGTTATTGTGGGTAGCTTAACATTACACTTAGCGGCCATATCGGGAACTACGATGTGTGCGTTTAAAGCGGTTGTGTACGACGAAACAACGGCCTCGTCCCCGGCAGTTGATGTATCGGCCCCCCCCAGATGATAGGAGAGAGGCCGGGCCAAAACCAAGCGCGTTGTTGTGCTGCCGACGCCAAGTCGAACTGCTTCACCTGTTCGATATTGGTTTGATGTTGACCCGTTATCCCGGTTCCCAAGGTCGCGAGCTTTAGACGCGATCCAAATAACCTGACCCGCCGCAGGAGCTGTTGGCAGGGCTGAAACGTCAAGTTGCAAGGGCGTAACTGACACATCGTAATCAGCCGACAGATTGAAGCGCCCCGTTGAGGACGCCTTTAGCGTAATCGGAGTAATGTTGGCCGTCACAGTTACGTTGGACATTGAAAGGTCAAGGTTAACTGAACCGATGTATTCTATAGCAGTTGCGAATGTGTACGCTGCACCAACGGCGCCTCGGACAGGTCGGCCATTGGCAGATGTCAGCGCCGCAAGTAATGCAGCGGCGTCAGTATTGCTTGCCCCCTTGAAATGCTCAACAGTATAATCGTCCCCGTAAGGCACAACATTATCCATGTCCGCAATATCCGTGGCGTCAGTTTCGCCCTCGTACCACTCATTTCCGGCGCGAAACACCTCTTTGTCAGCGATTTTGCCGCCTGCCGCGATCCACGCAACAGCCGCCGCGCGCGTCTCGAACGCGCCGCCGTCACGGATGCCCGCCATATGTGGGCGCCATGTCAACGCGGGGTCGTCAAAGCGTGGCGGCTGATAGTTGTCGTATCGAATGTTATTGCCAATCGCAAAGCCGACCTGACGCTGGCCTACTGCGGTGGCCACTCGAACGACGGGCTGCGCTACAGCGGCATCAGCCTGCGCGTTAATGTTGTCAACGTAGCCGCCGGTCCACGCCCCTTTGACGTACACCGGAGAGAACTCGCAGCCTTCGGCGTTCACGCCGTCAATGACCAAGTTGCCCATCTTTGTGCCGCTGTAGATCACGTATGTCGCGTCGGTTTCGGGTGCGGTAATCGCGCCGATTGTCAGTTGGTGAACTGTGCCGGTCCATGTGTCGTCGCTGATAAAGCGCGTGACCGTGCCCGTCCCGCCAGCTCCGTCAGGGTCAATGTCAATGTAAGACCCCTCAAGCGCACGATTAGCGTCCCAGAAACCGCCGAGCGCCCCGATCACTATCATCGTCGTGGTGGATGCCGCGGTAACGGCTGCGTCGGCTTGTGTGAAATAGGGCAGCTCAGGCGATATGTTGATCGCGTTGTCACCAATTTCGGTGCCCTGACTGTCGAGGATTGTGACGTTGCCTGTTTCTTTTAAGCCGATCAGGTCGATGCCGGGCGCCATACGGACAAGATAGTTGACCTTTTTGCCGCGTGTGCCGCTGACGTAAATATCTGCGGGATTGAGCGTAAGGCGCACAACTTCGCTCACGTTGGCTCCATACGTCCCGATGATGCTCCAACCAGGTGAGCGCGTGTTTATGGCGAACAGCGAGTTGTAAACTTCATTGTGAAGGAACGTGCAATCCACTGCGCTACCGTGTGTGGCGTTGCCGTAGAAGCAACCATAAGCATGGTTGTGGCTCACAGTGCAGTTTCGACCAATGCCCCTTCTGGAATTTGAGGAATAGTCGACAGGGTGACGTCCACCCCAGCTCAGGCCGTAGGTAATATGGCAATCTTGACAGCCGTTCAGGAATAAAACGTGCGCTGAAAACTCGTCGGTGGCAATTGCCTGTTGGAGTATCCCGGTCCACTTGTCGACGGTGCAATGTGTGCAATTGTCCATGCGGATGCCGTTGTAATCTACGTACCGAATATCGCTTTTTGTGATGTGAACGTTGTTGCACCACAGCATGTTTATGCCAATGTCGCCAACGCCCGAGTCAAATCGGCCCGACCCGATAATGTTTATGCCGACAATGTTGGCGTCTTTGAAATAATCTATTTTTTGATAAACTGGGCTTGTAGTCAGGGCGTCATGAATTGCGTCATAAATAGTGAAAGTGGTCGTGCTGGGCACGGTCGAAACAACGGCGCGCTGGCCGCGCTTGTCGTTCAGTGCGGAGTAACCAATATCGAACACGTCCAAAGACGACAGAAACACGTCGTCACCTGCAACAAGTCCATGCGCAACGGGATCGCCGCTGCCGTCGCGCGATGTAACCGTAGTGGACGCAACGTTTGTGCTGGCTGTAGTCACAGCATAAGTCATGGCAATCTCAGGGCCTTCTGACCCGTGCATGCGCACAACGCTGTTGAAAGTTCCAGCCGTTCCGGTCTGGCTAACGTCGATAGTTCCTGCTGTCCAATCAGCTGTAAAGCCCCCGCCGTTTGCGGAGTGGTTCATATTGCCACGATCTCGAATGTAGTAAATTCCTACGCCTTTGGGCTCGGTGCCACGACCTGCGATATTGGCCCAGTAAAGGGCAAGAGCTGGACCGCTATCAAAAATGTTGACGTTTACAACAGCGCCATAGTGATCCGGCAGGTATGACCTGTAAGTGTCCCAGCCAGGCAGGCCAGGCAGGGCAGTAAAGGCCGCGCGTTTGATGTAGGACAGGCCACCAGCTTCAACTATGCCGCCCTCGCTCACAATGTTGAGTGCAGCCCAAGCTACAAATTCGGTGCGCGTTTCAAACGTAGCGATCGAATTTAAATCGGTCAGAAACGGGCTGAGGGATAGAAAAGGTGTCGTTCCGTCACCCAAGCGCAATATATTGGTTGTTGTGTCCATTCCGAATTCGCCAACGGACAGAATTGCGTTTGTGGCCGTCCATTCCAAAGTGGTAGCACGGCGGATTTTGATGCGCTTTAATGCAGTGGTCATTGGGTGTCCTTACATGGGCCAGTATTTGACGCGGGTGTAGATTTCCTCTGCGCCGGTATCTGCAGCAAGGCCACCGGGCCCGCCGTCATATTGCTCAATCCGATATGCTTTGCCTGCGCTGACCGGGCCGCCCCCATTCGAGAGTCCAATACTGCCTCCCGTGGTCACGGCCGAGGTTCCATTCCGGATCACTGCAGAGTCAGTTACGTTGTAAAGCCGCGATTGAAATTGGTCACGCCCTGGCGCTTGCCACTCGACCCATCCTGCTTGAGTTGGCGTGAACTGGCTTGAGGCAAGCGCAAGATATGCGCCGGTGTTGTTTACGATCGTTGCAAGGTCACGCTTGGTCCATGCCGCGGCGATCGCCTGCCCATCTGTGCCGCTAGACTTTCGATCTTCCATGACAGCAGCAGGGGCTGGCCCGATGATGCCTGTGAGCGCCGCGCCGTTGACAGCAGGCAAGTTGCCGGATCCGTTGAGTTGCACAATGTTGTTTGCCCCAGTGCCAACAGCCAGTGTTGCCGCAGTGCCCAGACCAAGGCTAGTTCGCATGTCAGAAGCGGCAGCATGCGAAATTAGCGTGCGGCCGAGGGTAGAAACATTGTTCCAAAGTCCGGTCAGGACTGCGATCGCCGCTTGTACCGTGGTGGCGGCGTTTCCTGTAATGGCGGTAAACCCAACGCCGGACGCTGCGATCGATGTGATTGCCGAGGACACAAAAAACCGCGCGTAATGGGCGGTTCCTGTCGAATAGACAAAAGCTGAGTTGCCCTGCGTTACAACGAGACTGGACAATCCGTTGATCGTTGCCGACGTGCTGAGAGTGACGTCACCTCCGTCAGCGTCGACGTAGATGCTCCACCCATCTGTAACAGTTAATGGGATAACTATTGTTAAGTTTGCCGTTGCCAAAAATGCTTTACCAGAGTCGTCGCTCGCAACGTTGGTGAGACTGTTGATTGTCTGAACTTTGGTAATGCCAGACGTGCCATCCGCGCCCATTCGGCCGCGCCGGGTCACTTCGATAATGCGTGTCATGCCGTTCCTCCATCAACTTCATCTGTGTGGATTGTGTTGGCCGCTCCGCCATCGATCGTGTCGACGACAACCTGGGGCGCGCCGTATCGCGCCAAAACCTCAAGCCGGGAAGCGAGCCCAACTTCTTCGCGCACGTCACCAGAAGGCCATGTCAGCCACACGCGCAAGTCATGAACGCCTTTTGGAAACAGAGTGGTGTTGAGTGCGGTGACTTTTACAATGTCAGGCAAGGCCGCAACAACAGTGAAATTTTCTTTGGGAATGTCGGGGCTTGTCACAATGCGCAAAGTGGCATCGGTCAAGTCCTCTCCAACAAAGCGGATCTCAAAATAGAGCGTCTCGCCCTGGACAATTTTTGTGTAAACAGGATGCGCCATGTTTGAACCGATACCCATCATTCAAGGTTACAGGAAACCCCCGCCGAAGCGGGGGCCTGTTATTTAGCCGGCAAACTGCGCCACGCCCTTGTCCAACGGATCGTCAAAAATGCAAAGCAGCTGGAACGCCCGTGCCCCGTTTGGCGCGCTGTCCGGGCTGTAGGTGCCGCGAACATCGCCAGTGGTTGCTGTAGCTGTGCTGCGAACGCCGCCGACAGTGGTGCCTGCAGTCGCGACAGCGCCGCTGATCAGCTCCTTGAGGATGTAGCCGGTGCCGCCGAGGTACGCTGGCATGCCCAGAACAACACCACTGCCGACAGTCAGCCCTGTCACGCTCGCGTTCACTGCAATGCCAGTCACGGTCTTGAACGCCTTCTTGCCCGCCAGAGACGTGCCCGAGGCCGAGCTCTCGACAATCACCTTGCCGTAGACGTCTGTGCCCGTGACAGTGATGATCGCAGTGTTGGTCCAAGCCGCAACGACATTCCGCGGAACATCGAAGTTTGCCACACCGCCCGAAGCAAGCGCGCCATTGATACCCGTCCCCAAGCCGCCAGTGGTCGCCGCCTGAGAAGCAACAGCCCCGTTGGCGTCAGCAACGATCGGCGCACCGAGATTGATCATAACAGGAGGCAAGCCTCGCATCGTGTCAGGATCTGCAAACTCAACCCCTGTGATCAAATCGCCGTCAGCGCCAATGCGGTCCAGCTGAACAATGATCGACGTGCCAGCAGCAAGCGTCTGACCAGAGTTGTTCGTGATCGTCACCACCGTAGCGTCAAACGAAAGCGAAATCTCAGCACCGGTCAAAATGCCATAAGTGTTGGAAACCACAGAATGGCCTAAACCACCTGCATACGAACCAGCGTCGCGACCAACAGGGTAGCCAATCGTGAACGTGCCAGCGTCAAGAATAGCAGCGCCCAACGAACTCCGAATAATGTCAAACATGATTAATCCCTCCATCAATGCCTGATACCAAAATATCCAAAGCACAGGGTTACGGGAAACAGAGCGGAATATCGAAAAAAAATAGGCCCCAAACACAACCATCGGTCGCCATCAAACCATCAAAGCAAGAGGGAGGGGGTAAGCAATAAGCCAAAATCCGTGGCTAAAAATTCTCGAGGGAAGGCTAATATAGGAATGCGCGCGGGCGGCCGGGCAGCCCCGGGGGGTGGGGGTGGCCTACCCCGGCCTGATGCTGCGCTGCGCTCTGGCTACACCATGCCCCCCTATGCTCACCCATGCCCCTGCTGATGTGGTGACTATGCCCTTGAGTGGTATGGGCTTGGGCTTGGGCTTGGGCTGATGCTAATGTTAGGAGGAGGTATCATCCGCCATAGCTTTGTCATATCCTGTTGATATTGCTTATCTATATACATTGATAGGATAGAGCATCCCACATTATAAACCACACCTCATCTAAAATAGCCTTAGCTGGATCCTGCCCCAATACGCCTTGAATGTTGGATATGTGCAAGCCTGACCCCATAATGTCCGGTGCTGGCCCGTTAGACTGGTTGCATATGTGCAAGTATCACAGATGAGCTAATAACGCCTGCATCCGGCTGATCTCTTGGGTCAATTCGGACCTTGTGAGCCGGTGTATTGTGCCTTCCAGACCCTTGGCCCGCTGCCGATCAATCTGGGCTAAACCGTTGGCGGCGTTGGTTTTAGCAGTGTCGGTCGCGTCCTCGGATCGCAGCACGAGTTTGAAGTGAGCAATGGCCTCGTCAGTCAATGATACCGCTTTCCCCTCGAATTCTGCTGTATCTTCCCGCATGTGCGTGAGGTTTGGGTCGTCTTGTTGTTGTGTCATGTCGTCATTCCCCTTGTTTTTTTGGCTTTCCTGCGATGGCTGCGGCTATAAATCGCCTCCATGCCTTTCCGTTGTCGTCGATGATGTATGCTTGGACGCCTTGTAGGACTGTTGAGGGGGAGAGGGGCAAGCCCTCTAGCTCTAGTGCTTGTTCTACTGTGTGTCGTGTCTTGGGTGGCGCGCGGCGCAGCTCCTTGTTCGCAATGCTCTTGGCCTGCTGGTGCTGTATGAGGGCGAGGCGTCTGATGGTTGCCGGGTGGTCTGGCTGTTCCCTGTATCCACCATGGCGCGCGCATCGTGTGCCATTGCGCATTGACCAGGCGCCGCACCGCTTGCCAGCTCGATCACCCTTGGTGTGTGTGAAGGCGCAGCGGCGATCCTCCCTGATAGGCCAGAAGTATTCGCCGTCCGTACCATTCAGAAGGTTGGCTTGGTTGCCGGTGCCGCGTGCCTTCTTTGGCTTGGCGGCGGCAGCTTCAACCTTATGCACAAACTCTGTGAAGGTGTCAGTCTCGACGTTCTTGCCGTCGGTGACGATGTATAGGCCCAGCCTGCTTTGATCTCTGCTCATGTGGCCTTATGGCAGGCGCGGCGGTTACTGCCCATGCAAAAGGGGCCCGAAGGCCCCTGTCTGGTCGCTGTGTGTGCTGGTGGTCAGTATAGGAGCCATTCAACTTCGCCCGTTTCATAAACAAACATAACGCTATAACTGGCCTCTAACGCAATAAAGCTGGTTCCGGCGCCGTTGCCTTGTATCTCTGCATTCCATGCACAGTTGATGCTATCTTCTGTTGAGCAAGCAGGCAGTGCGGCCATGAGAACCGCAAACATCGTGATCATCGTCCCGCCTCCCATGCGCTGCGCTTGGTGCCGTATGACGCCCAGCCACGAACCTTTGCGCCATCTTCGTCAGTCTCAATCAGCGGCACAAACTCGTATTTTTCGTTATGCGCTGCAAAGAATGTGCCCATGTCGCAATCTTCCTCGAGCGCAACATATGGCCCGCGCTGATAGCTATATGGTGAAATGTCTGACTCTTTCAGGCCAAGCTCGTGAAGCTCTTGCATTGTCACAAGCATCCAGCCGTGGCCGGGATCTTGGGTGAGTGTGAATTTGTCGCGCATTGTGTGGTCCTTTCAGGTGGTGCAGGTTTCGATCTGCTCATTCACATATACAGCACCTCAACACACTGTCAACTATTTATGCACTTAAATGTTGACTATGTATAATGCACCTTATATTGATATTGCATAGGCCGACTGAAACCGGTCTGAACCTGAAAGGATCCACCAATGGCTGACTACATCTTGAAGCACTCGCGCCCCCTTGATGCCGCACACGTCCCTGATGAACTGAAAGACGACAAAGGCACGCCCATGTTCGAGGCTAATCTTCACTATGATAAGACCGCGCGGCGCCGTGGCCTGTATCTGTCTATTGCTCGTTATGTCGATACAACTTTCGGCAAAACTTACATGCTGATGAGCGGCTACAACGGCCTGATCTTCATCGCGGAGCTGGCGCGCAAGCCTTCGCCCAAGGTTGCTGCGCTCTGGGAGGCGCGTGTCACTGCACAGCTCGACGCCATCGCCCAGATCTCCCTTGCCAGTGAAAAGCCGAACTGGTCTGAGATCCAGCGGTTGTTTTTGACCGTCGACGCCTGAGCGAACAGCGCCGGGCCATTGCGCCCGGTGCCCACATTTCAACAAGGATTAGAGCAATGTTAGACGATACTTCGCACAACCTGCCGGCCACCATACCCAGCCTCTCTGTTATTGTAGAAGATTATGACAAGAAGTTAGCGGCAATCCCTGCAACTGTCTTGGCGTTTAAGGCGGCTGTCACAGCTGTTGAAATGGCCTCGACCATTGGCGGCACTTATCTGCATGGCATTTGGGAGCGCGGGACGCCTTCAACAAATGAACGCACCTTGAACGCGCATCTTTTGGAAAGCTCTTGGCGCTACGTTTACAACGGCCTGAACATCGACAAAATTGCGCCTGCATCAGATCGCAGCAAGTTCGCTCTAGCGCTCAAGGATCCGGCGCCGTTCACGTTGGGCAATATCAGCGCGACTTTCGGTAAATACGTTGAAGATCAACGCGGCCACATTCTGCGCGGCTTGGCCGAAGCATTTGGACAGCTTGACCAGTCTTTCAAATCGCATGACACCATGAAAATCGGCGTGAAGGGTCTGCCCAAGCGCGTAATCTTGTCCAGCGTGACAACGGCGGGATATGGCGGATATGGAACCGAGCGCTTGCTCGATATGCTTAACGCTCTGTCTGTTTACTGTGGCGCCCCTCACATCACTCACGGCCAGCTTTCAAACATGATCAACGGCGCAAAGGGCGGCCATGGGCGTTTGCATGAAGTTGTTGCGCCTGTTGATGAAATAGGCGACAGGATCGGATATTCTCAGGAGGTTCTGGGCGGCGTTATGCCCGGCGTGCTGGGCGATGTATGGTTGAAGCGTTTTGCTAATGGCAATGGGCACCTGTTCTTTGGCCCCTCGATGCTGGCAGCAGTCAACAAAGCGTTGCGTGAACACTATGGCGAGGTATTGCCAGACTGCCCCGAGGCGGCGCCAAAGCGCGCGCAATCAACAGAGGTGAGCAAAGATCTGCAATTCTACGCCACCCCCCAAGCTGTTGCAGATGAAATCGTTGACCGTGCATATCCGAGCGAAGGCGCGAGGATCCTTGAGCCCTCATGTGGCGATGGTTCAATTTTGGAAGCTGTGCGCCGGTTTGCTGTTCGTAAGGGGCTGCACGATTTGCGCTGTGTTGGCGTTGAAGTGGACGCGGCGCGCGCGGCTGCTTCCCGGACAAAAGGCTTTAGCGTTCACACTGCAAATTTCCTACAGATCACGCCCAAGCCTGATTTTGATATCGTGATTATGAACCCGCCATTTTATGGCAAGCACTATCAAAAGCACGTTGAACACGCGCGCAAGTTCTTAAAGCCGGGCGGTCGTTTGTTTGCAGTCCTGCCGATCACCGCGGTTGTTGATCACGGTTATATTGATCCGGGCCGGGGTTGGGACAAATGGAAGGATCTCCCCCCAGGATCGTTCAGCAAGAGCGGAACCAACATTAACACCGGAATTGCGATTTTCGGCCCTGCCTGATGCATTGCAGCGCGCCCTATGTGGGGCGCGTCACCATGCACCGGAACGCATGACACCTTGAAAGGATAGCCAGTGCCCCACCAACTCGAACGAACCTACATCGGAGAGGAC